TATGTTATGAAGACATTTATTTTTATATATATGTCTTGCGCAAAAAATGTGCCAAATATTTTATAAAAAATATAAATATAATTTGAATTCTATATAAAGTCTGGCAAGAATTCTCGCGCAAAGCCCTATCAATAATACACTATAAAACTAATAATAAACAATAGTAATTAAACTAAGCATATAATAACATGTGCTTTTCATAAAAAATGAATATATAGATTATTTGTATATATATAATATAATAAGTATATATATTTTACATTTAAGCCTTTAAAAAATGGATAAGCAAATAATTATTGATAATTTCAATATATTATTAGAACATCGTATTAAAAATAAAGAAAATAAATTTGCAATAATGCATTATAGAAATTTAATTAATTCTTTGAAAAAAATAACTAATACTAACCCAACATTTGAAGAATTAAATGCTGAAATTAAAATAGGTAAAAAACTGCAAGAAAAAATTGAAGAATTATATAAAACTGGTAAGATTCAAGAAGTAGAAGATATTAAATCAGCAGAAACATATAATGATAATCGTCAATATGTTATAGATGATTTAACTCGCATATGGGATTTAGGAACTGTTAAAGCACAAAAATTATATGATGAACATAATATTAAGTCATTACAACAGTTGCGCGAATTAACAGATGAAAAAAAACAAGAATTACTTACTAAAAATCAAATAATAGGATTAAAATATTTAGAAGATTTTGAGAAACGCATACCAAGATCGGAAATAGATAAACATAATAAATTATTATCAACTATATTTAAGAAAGTATCGAAAAATATTAAATATGAGATAGTGGGTTCATATCGTCGTGGAACAGAATCAAGTGGTGATATAGATGTTATATTAACATTAACTGAAAATTCAACTGAAAACTTAAAAGATGTAATTAATAAAATTGTTGAATTATTGAAAGATAAGGAATATATAATTGATGATTTGGTTCATGGACAAACAAAATTCATGGGAGTAAGTAAATTAACAAAACGTTCAATACCTCGACGATTAGATATTATAGCATCAAGTTTTAATGAATATCCATTTCAAATATTATATTTTACTGGTTCAAAAGAAGTAAATATTCAAATGCGCAATATAGCATTAAAATATGGTTATTCATTAAGTCAATATGGATTAAAGGATAAGAAAACTAATAAATATTTAGATTTAACACAATTTAAAAATGAAAAAGATATATTTGATTTTCTAAGAATAGAATATTTAACACCAGAACAAAGAACAATAGATGTTAAACTGATTGAATATTGATAAAAATTTAAATTTATATTTTTTTTATAATAAATAAATTCGGATTTTCGGATTTTCGGATTTTCTGAATTTCTGAAAATCCGAATTTATTAAATCTGTTTTTTTTTTATTTAATTATAATAAATATTATTTACTATTTATAATAAATAATCTATAAAATGACATCAACACAAAAAAGGGATGCACCAACTAAATTAAAATTTCAACAATTATTAGCTGAAAAAAAAATAATTAATAATGGTATACCAATTTCTAAAGAACATCATTCCGAAGCTAGAGAGATTTTATCATATTATACGAGATTAACACCTAAAAGTCATCTTTCACCAGTTGATATAAAACAACTATATAGAACAACAAAAAGCTTAAGATATATTGAAGTTGCTCGTGTATTAAATAAAGTTTTAATGTTATTTACTGATTTATTAAATAATGTTACTATCAAATCAAAATTAGAAAACGAGATAGCTAAAAAATTAAATTATACAGTAAGTAAAACCACAGTAGAAAACAGAATTAATTATGTTAAAGAGTATTTTTTTAGATTATGTGGTTTAGTATTACGTGAATTAAAAAATAAGAAAGAAATTAAAAAAATTTATGATGTAGTAAATAAACCATTAGAAGCATTATTTAAATTACGTGGTTATGTATCTAAATATGAACAAAAACAAGCAAGGTCAAGAGTGGGACGTCTATATAGATTCTTTATTCAAATGCAAAATGCAATTATATTAGTTGCTACTGGTATATATATATCATTCCCGCACACCCGCAAAGATGCAAAAGCAAGAAAAGGAATTATCAATTTTAGCATTGCGAGTGGTAAGCTACGTCATTTAATGAAATCTTTAGAGAAAAAATATCGTGATTATTATAAAGCAGAACATAAAAAATTCATGAAAAAAATGGAAAGAATGAATCCAAGTAAATTAAGAAAAGCAATTAAAAATGCTCAACAAAAAGCATTTGAAAAACGACGCAAAGAATCTACATTAAGAGCAAATGCTCAGCCATTTGTTCCAGTATCGGAATATGAATTACCCAATATTAACCCACCTCATCAAGTAAACAATAGTTCAAAATTATCTAATAATAATGCAGAAAAAGCAGCAAAGGGATTGCAACCTCATGCTTCGGTATTTGTACCAGGACAAGCTCCACAAGTTCAACAACAAATTCATGCGAATTCAACAGGTGCAAATATTAATGAACGCACAGCCCAGAGAAGCATGTCAGAAAATAAAACAAAATTTGCACCACTTTCTCGTGTAAATCAACAACCAGCAAACACCAACGAAAACACAGCCCAGAGAAGCATGTCAGGAAATAAAACAAAATTTGCACCACTTTCTCGTGTAAATCCACCACCAGCAAACCCAAAAGAACAAAATGTATTTTATAATGCAGTAAGTGTTCATTCACAAAATAAACAAGAACATAAATCTTATAATGCAGTAAGTGTTCATCCACAAAATGAACAACAACATAAATCTAATAATGCAAATACAGTAAATGGTCATCCACAAAATGAACAACAACATAAATATTATAATGCAGTAAGTGTTCATCCACAAAATGAACAACAACATAAATCTAATAATGCAAATACAGTAAATGGTCATCCACAAAAAAGTAATTCACAAGGACCAACAAAAACAACAAAATCAACAAAATTTAATTTTTTGAGAACAGCTAGTCGTATTGTGCCCTATGTAGCAGGTGGTAAAAAATCTTCTAAAAGTTCTTCAAAAAAAAAATCTTCTAAAAGTTCATCAAAGAAGAAATCATCTAAGCGTTCTTCAAAGAAAAAGTAGGCATTAAAAAATGGAAAAGTTGTAATGTAGCAAATTAAAAAAAAATTATTTAACTATATTATATGATAATTTTATTACTGACAAGACCGACATGCTGCCTTAGTTGTTTGTAAAATATCATAACTTTCCATTTTGAATTGTTTTAATAATGATAGAAAAGTTTCTATTTCTTGTTTTACCAACTCATAGATATCATCAGTTTTAACAGTATTATATGTTGTAATAAAAGCATTAAGTTTTTTTGCACATTCATTCAATTGTTTAATTTCAGTTGAATGTGTATCATTGATAATTACAGCAAAATAATGATATATAATTAATTTAAGGTATAAGAAATATGTGCAATTAGTAATTGGATTTGCACCAATAAAATAGTCAGCACATAATTGCGTAGTATGTGTTTTTTTATCTGAAATTGGTGGCTCCAATCCTGGTATAGTATTATTTATAGTGTTTTTCTGTTCTACTTTTGTTTGTTCTTCACTTAGGTTTTTTTGACTGCTAGACTTTGATAAACTCGATATGCCCGGTGATACTACAGATTGAACGGTTGGTGGATTAGTATATGGTGCATCTTTAAAATGTCTATTTTGAATACTCTTAATATAATCCATATTATTATGCCAATAATAATATGCATGTTCTGGGTCTACTACTGGGTCATTTGGTCCGTGTAAATATCTGCAATTGGATCCGTGTTTACAGCGTCCTTGAATATAATATGAACATGGTTTACATTTATAATACCATCCTGAATTTGGACCGCGTTTTAGAGGTCGTTCATATATAGCAGATAATGGTTTGTCAAGAAATGACATAGTATAAAAGTCTTTCACCTCCCAATTACTATCAGGAGTGTGCCAAAACTCTATAAGTTTGCTACCACTAACAATCTTAGTGGGTGCCAAAATGGCAACGGTAATTTATATTTACATATAAATAAGCATTTTTTTTGAAAAGGTGTAATAATAATTAAGAGATAGTAACAGTTGAGTATATATATAAAGATAAACTATATATATATAAAGATAAACTATATATATTATTTATATAGAACATAGTTGATAATTAACTAATTATATAAAGCTAATATTATAATACTATATAAATGGCATTAAAAACATATATTCTTAAATTTTTCAAATTAAAGTCAGCCTATAAATCGCCAACAATGGAAACAACAACTGATAATTTAGATTTAAATAATGTCAATAACTTTATATTACCGATTACAAAAGCTAAAGTGATTAAAGTATATGATTGTGATACAATAACTGTAGCTTTTAGATTTAAAAATTCAGTAGATATAAAAACATATAAAGTATGTGTTCGTTTAAATGGTATTGATAGTCCGGAGATTAAAACTAATAATCCAGATGAAAAAGAATGTGGAATTAAGGCACGAGATTACTTGCGAGATATACTAATGGATAAAGAAATAGAATTAACAGATGTATCATATGATAAATACGGAAGAATATTAGCTGAAGTATATTTAGACGGACAACATATAAATCAGCGCATATTAGATGATAAAATGGCGATTAAATATACCGGTGGAACAAAGAAAAAAAATTTTGATTGGAAAACATATATGAATAATTACAAATAAATAATAGTATTTAATACTTATTCATACAACAACTGTTAGTCCCAAGGTTCAGGTGTAGAACAAAAGAAAGGTTGTTCTTCCATATTATCAATTCTTGCTTGAGCTTCATCTGCTTTTGCTTGAGCTTTATCTGCTCTTGCTTGAGCTTCATATGCTCTTACATGAGCTTCTTCTGCTCTTGCTTTAGCTTTATCTGCTCTTGCTTCTGCATCATTCATTTTTGCTTCGAATTTAGCAACACTTGCGGCTGCAATAATCATTTGTGATTCAAAATCTGATATTCTTTCATTAGCATAAGCATTAAGTTTTTGAGCTGCAATTACTTTTGATTCAGCATCAGCAGCTCTTGATTCAGCATCAGCAGCTCTTGATTCAGCATCAGCAGCTCTTGATTCAGCATCAGCAGCTCTTGATTCAGCATAAGCAGCTCTTGATTCAGCATAAGCAGCTCTTGATTTTAATTCAGCTATTTCAGACTGATCTAGTAGTTTTTTCTGATGTTCAATATCTCTTTCTTTTTTTAATTGTTTTATTTTAGCAATATTATCAGTAATTTGCTTTTTCAAAGCCATATTAACTTTTTCTAAATTTCTAACTTTATTCACATTTTTTTCTCCTTCTTTTGTCATAGTTTTAATAACTGAATTAAAATTAATACTTTCCTTTTCTTTTTCTGCAAGTTTTGTTTCAGTTTCTGCAAGTTTTTTTTCTGTTTCTTCAAGTTTATTAGCTAAAATTTGAGCGGCGACACCACTCATTATATAATATAGATTGTTATATAATTTGTCATCTAATATTATCATTGGATAATTCAATACAATTTCTGCTAAAGCATCTTTATATGTTAATCCTTTATATAGTAAAATAGCAATTTTTTGTTGAACAATATGATGTAAAGTTGCTTCACACGAGCTAACAATAGAATTAACTGCTTCTTCTTCTAAATCCATTGTTGATAATCCTATAAGAAAATCAATAAAATGTTCTTTAATATAGTTTTCAAAAGAGAAATTAGGAAATTTTTCTTTGCAAATTGTTTTAATATAATAAAAAGATAATTTAATTGATTGTGTTGATTGATTAGTATCTAATAAATTTTTTAACGGAACATTTATTGTGGCTAATAAATATCCAGTAATTTGACCAATAATTTTTATTTTTTGTTCTAATATCTTATCTGACGTGTCGTCATTTAATGGTTGGTTTAATAAATGACTATATAAAGAAAGAGCTATATTTAAGCATGTTTTTCTTTCTGTTTCTGATATATTTTGAGGATTTTTTTCAAATGAAGTATTTGGAATAAACAAGTGAGTCTCTTGTGTCATTTAAAAATTGGAAAAGGTGTAAATAGATAATCACTACAAAATCGCTATTGCCAAAATGGCTACGGTAACTGAAAATTTACATATATATATGCATTTTTTTTTTATTTTAACTTATTCGTAAGCTATTAAGTCTTTATATTTTTCATATTATAAAAAAATGACTCTTATTATTATAATAATATATACCATTTAATTCAATATTAAAAGTGGATTTATTAAATTATGGCCTTATGTATTGTAGAATCTCCTAATAAAATATCAACTATAAAAAAATTATTAGGTCAAGTTGGAGATACAATGAATGATGATATGATTAAAAATGCATTAATAATAGCTTCAGTAGGTCATATTCGGAATGTATCAAATAATACTGGTGCAGATTATATAGTAAATGGTATTAAGAATGATTATACTATAGAATATGAAAATATGAAAAACAAATATGATGTAATTAAAAATATCAAAAAAGAGGCAAAATCTGCAAAAATTATCTATATAATGACTGATTTAGATAGAGAAGGTGAAGCTATAGGTTATAATATTACCCAAGTTATTGGCAAACATAAATATAAAAGAATTTGTTTTAATGAAATTACTTATTCAGCCTTATTGTCAGCATTTCAAAATCCGTCAATTATAAATATGGATATTGTAAAAGCTCAACAATCAAGGCAAATATTAGATAAAGTTTTAGGATTTAAACTAACCCAGTTTTTATGGAATTTGATTCCATATGATGCTTCTTCTATAACATCTGCGGGTCGTGTTCAATCAGTTATATTATATATGATATGCGAGCGTATAAAGAAAATTAATGAAGCAAATGATATAGAAGAATGGAATGGATATAGTAATTTTGAAATTAAAAATATTAATCAGCCATTAAATAATTGTTTAATTTATAAGAAAGATAAAGATAATAAATATGAAAAATTAGTGCTAACTACTGAAAAAGAGATAAAAAATTTCTGGAGTAGTTATAATCGTTCATATTATATTAGTGATTATTCAAGCACAAAAGAATATGTAAATCCACCAAAACCATATATAACAGCCACATTATTAAAAGATGCTTTCAATCGCTATAAAATGCCAATTGAAATGATTACAAATATTGCTCAAGATTTATATGAAGGTGGATATATTACTTATATTAGAACAGACCATGCAATATTATCTAATGAATTTAAAGTTCTTAATAAAGAATATATTATTAATACTTATGGAGAAGAATATTTTAATGAACTTTCTATGCAAAAACAAGTTATTAAACCAAAAGTTAAAGCAAAATCAAAAAAAGATGATAAAAAGGAAAATACAGCACAAGAAGCACATGAAGCGATTCGTCCAACTAATATTAATAAAAATGCATCTAATATAAAAGATAGTAAATTAACAGCGCATCATTTGAAAGTATATGATTTAATTTGGAAAACAACAGTTGCAAGTATGATGAAAGCTGCGATATATGATGTTTTTACAATTTGTATAAACTGCAATGATGATTTATATTTAAGTAAGGCACAATTAAAAGGATTAAATTTTATTGGTTTTAAAATTATATATAAATCACAAAATACAGATACAGAACAATCAGATATAAAATCATCAGAAACAAAATCAGATACATTTAATATAGATGAATTAAAATCTATTATTCAAAAGATAATGGATGACAAAGAAAATGACTATATTATTGCAAAACAAATATTACTTAAACATAATAGAAATACAAATACAGCACATTATACAAAAACCGGATTAATAGATGATATAAAAAAATATGGAATTGGAAGACCATCAACTTATGTATCAATGATTAATTTATTATTTGATAGGAAATATTGTATAGAACAAACAGTTATAGGTGAAGAAAAAGAATTTATAAATTATATATGGACTGATAAAACAAATACAATTACAGTAGATGCTATAAAAAAACCATTATATAAAAGAGAACATTCAATAATGATTACTGATAAAGGAAATAAGATAAATGATATATTACAAAAATATTTTAAAGATATTATTAATATAGATTTTACTTCGATTATGGAAAAACAATTAGATAATATTACAGAAGGTAAAATAGATTATATAGATTATGTTAAATCAATATGTGATAGTTTCTTGCCAAAATATAAGTTAATATTAGATGATTATCAACAAAATAATCCAGAATTATTAGTTAAAAATCAGAAATCAGATATAACCGCGGCAAGTAAGCAAAATGGTGATGTAAGTTCTTGTATTATATTGAAAAAGATGTCTGGTGATAATGTTGTAAGCATTGGTGGTCATGAGCATATATTAACAATAGATAAATTTAAAAACCCTACAATTAAATATATTGATAATGATAAAATAAAGTATATCAATATAAGTGGTTATTTAGAATATAGTAAGCGTGAATTAAAAGAATTAACTAAGAAAGAAATAATAATGTTGAAATCACTTCCTATTAAAGCTAAACCACATATTACAATATATAATGGTAAATATGGGTTATATGTGAAAGATACAGATAAAGATAAACAATATACATTACCACTTAAATATTTAGGTGATATTATTAAAGTTAATTATGATATATTTACATAAACTTTACTGAATTTTATCTAATTTACATTCAAAAATTAAATAATATAAAGGCTGACTTACGCTATATAATATATATATATATAAAAAAAATGAATAAAATCATATTTTTTTTTAATTACTGTTGCCATTTTGGTATATTATATTTTAGTTAAATGCCTTCTTTTCAACACTTGAATACACCTAAGTTATTAGGAAAAGAATTATTACATTTAGCAAGTAATAAAAATCTGGCAAATAATTTCAAAGAGCTATATACATATAGATTGAAAAATGTAAAAGTAAATTTTCAAGGAATTATATTGCGCGCGATTGTTTCAAATAATATTGAAATTGTTAAATATTTGCATGAACATCAATTAAAAAAATTAGATTTTATTCCATATTCTATGATTTATAATCTTATATTACATAATTATGAAGTATTAGTTAAATATTTACTTGATGCACACGATTATACAAAAATATTTGAAGAAAATACATATAATAAAATATTAAGTTTATTAAATATTATAAAAAATACAAATAATTGTTCTTTAATTATATATATAATTGATAAATATATGAAAAATTATTTCATAAAAGAATATGATTTAATATATAAATATTTTACAACTGCATGGATAAATAAGAATGATAAATTGTATGACTGGATTATAAATAATTTAGATTCTGCTAATATAAGATATTTAAATTTTTACAGTGATAAAATATCAAATGTTTTTATAGAAAATACTAAATCATTAAACTATTTATTTGATAAACTATTAAAAAACCAACAATTACATTGCCATTTTTATTTACCAATTTCAAATTTAATTAATAAAAAATGTGTTCCAGTGATGTATATGCCATATATTAGTAAATTTTTAGATATTAATTATATAGAATCACCAAAATTATGTGTAGATTTATGTATTAGTATTATTAAAAATAAAAATACTGTTCCAATATTATTTAAATTTATTGTAAAAAAATGTATAATGTTAAAATTAATTAATGATAGAGAAAATTTATTAAGCTTAAATATTGCAGAATCCATAGGAAAATATTCAATAAAATATAACTTAAATGAAATTAAGATAATTTTTAATCAATTATATAATGATGAATATATTGATATTTGTATACTTACACTTAGTAAGGTTACTAAACATAATTATCAGCCAGAAATTTTTGAATATATATATAATAGATTGGAATCTTATTATATTAAAAGAGATAAAATAGATGAATTCTTTGATATAATAATAAGATATCAATCTGATTATTATATTAAAAGAGATAAAATAGAAGAATTCTATGAATTATTATTATTATATAATAAGAAAGTTGATAATCCCATTACATTCTCTTTGGTTCATCGTATATTAAAAACAAATAATAATAAATTGATAATATCATTTATAGAGTTTATTAATAATAAATGTCAGAATATTAATGAACAATTAAAAAAAAAATATTATCAAATATTTGATGATGTCTTACAATGCAGCTTTGAAAACTATAAGATAACAATAATTAATTATATATTAAATAAGTTTCCAAATATAAGTTGTAATTTATATATTGGTTCATTGAAGACATTGTCTATTTTACAAATTGATAAAGAGATTGAATATAATAATAAAAAATATAAGTATGAAGATTTCTTATTTGAAAATATTCTTGGCAATCTATCAGTTTTAAAAATTAAAATGATGAACTATGTAAGTTTATTATCTGATGATAAAGATGATAAAAAAGTTGATAAAATTTCAGAACAAACTGATATATATAAAAATGTTACGCAATTATTAAATCATTTTACACATTATAATAAATATAAACCAATATTTCAAAAATTTATAGATAATGATATAATTAATATTAAGCAGTTATTATTACCAAATAATATTCAGAACTTGTTTTCTCCCTCAATCCAACCTATTAATTTTATTAATATTATGACATTAATCTTTATAGATAATAGTGATAAATATGATTTAAATAATTATATTAATCAGATATTAAATATTATAATGACATATCGCTATTCTCTGATTATATATTTTAACACAAAATTCGATTTATTTAAATATAATTTATCGATAGAAAATAAATATCAACTTATATTTCAAATTTTTCATACACTTAGTAATCATATTAATGGTAATATATTACAAATTAATACAAATTATAATATAAATTTTGATTTACCAGTGAATACATTAAGTATTAGTCCGGTTAATCAAGAATCTAATTATTTATTGAATAGTTATTTAAAAAATACTAAATATATAAATGATAATATTAATGATATATTTAATTTAGTTCTAAAGTATCAAAATTATGATTTATTAGTTATATTAATAAAACATAATAATTTATTAGATATCCATTTATTAAAATCCTTTAATATAATGAAAGCTTATCGTATATATCAAAAAATAGAATTAATATATTTATATTATATTCGAAAATTAATTACATTAAAAGAACTAAATGATTTAGTATATTTAAAAGATATTACATATTTTGAATATCTTGGCGAAACTTATTATAATTGTGATAACAATGCACTAAAAATATTAATTATTAAATTTATGAAATTATTATCATTAGAAAATAAGAATTATTATATGAAAATTTCAGATTATAAATTAATAGAATATTATTTATTAGATAATATATTAGGATTATATAAAGATAAGAAATATAATGAAGTGTTAAAAAAATTAGAATATAAACCTATAAAGAAAGATGATTTAAAAATTACAGAAGATATTTGTCCGATTTGCTATGATGAAATTGGCGAGGACATATCACATTTAATTGTATTTGATTGTAATCATTATTTATGTATTAATTGTTATATGGATAGTTATTATATAAAAAATAAAAATAAGACGATTCCTTTTGAATGTATGTTATGCAGAGGTGAACAACATTATAAAAATTGTAGATATTCTATTACAAAATAGATAATATGTAGATAATATTTAGATAAAAATAGATAATATTTTTTTTACAACCAAATTCGGATTTTCAGAAATTCTGAAAATCCGAATTCACAGAATTTACATTATATTATTTCTGATTATTTATAATTATTTTTTTTTAGTAAATAGATACAAAATGTTTTTATTGTATCATCTAATGCAATATGTTCTGGTAAATTATAATTTTGAACTTTATCTATTATATATTCTATTGTAATAGCATCTTCTTTCTTCTTTGTATTAGTTTTAGATTTTAGAGCACTTAATAATTTGATTAACTTATCAAAATTATTCTTATCATAAACATAATAATTATATAAGACATCAAGTGTATGAAATCGTTCATAATAATTGGTTTCATCTTGATTCCAATAATCTTTAAATTTCTTAAATTTATATCCAGTGTCAAAGTCATAATCTCTATATATAGAATTAATATTAGTTCTATTTAATCTTACTCCTGTTTTTTCATTCAATGTAATAAAATTATTAACATAATTACTTGGATATGTCAAACGAAATTTTTGTTTTGTAAAGAAATAATAACAATTATAAAATATAATAAAATCCTTTAATCCTTTATTTAATAATTCATATTCACTAAATAATGAATGTAACAATTCATATAAATCTCTTATTTTTTCTTTTTTAATTGCAATATCTTTATTAAAATCTTCTATTACTTTATCAATATCAGATGCTTTCATTTGATTAATAAATGGACGTTTAAAATATCCACCTTTAAAATTAACTAAGAAGTAAAATTGTGTATCATATTGAATCATTTGATTAATATTGTCAATTGAATTGATATTTATATCTTTAACACCTTTTCCTTTACCTTTTCCTTTACCTTTTGCGTGATGTGTTTTGATTTCTTTTAAGTATTCTTCTAAATTTACAAAATAATCATTAACATTAGTTTTTGATGTGTGTATCTTTTTGTTTAATGATTTATCAATTGATTTTGAAGATGTTGATGCTGATTTAGTTTTTCTAGTTTTTCCAGTTGATTTAGAAACTGATGCAACTGCATTTACTGAAACATTTGGTTCTTCAATACTATTTGGTTCTTCAATAATATTAGAAGCAATAGTATTGGAACCTCCAGATAATGTTAATGATTTAAATTCTTCAAATAATGTTAATAGTTCACTATTATTAAAATATGGTAAAAAGATATGCAAAATATCGACTTCATTAGTTTTCTTATTATATATAATAAGCGCAATAGAATGAATAAAAGATAATATATTATTTTCATTTTGAAATACATTAAAATGGAAATATGGTTTATATTCTATATATAGTTGTTGCTTAGCATGAAGAGTTTTAAATTCAAAATCAAATGTAATAATATAATCCTCTTTATTGGTTTTTGATTGATATTCTTTTAGTTTTTTCATTACATCATCATGTTTTGAAATTTTAGTTTTATCAGTTAATAGAATATTGTTAATTCTATAATTAATATCATTTTCTTTATTAGAAGCGTTTAACATCTTATACCTTTTATATTATTTTAAATTATATAATTTATTATATTATATATTAGTAATATAATAAATTATATAATTTAAAATAATATAATAAAAATGAAACTAAATGATTTTGTATCAGTAGATGTTCATCAAACAAATAATAATAATTATGTATTTAACTTAGGAGATGAACACATAAAACTTTATAAATACTTATTATGTAAGGATTGTAAAACATCTTTAAATTGTTATGATAGTATTAAATTTATAGAATTAATGAAGAAATATGCAAAAAAGAATAATTTATCTTTTGATTTATTTATGGAATTACCATATTTTTCTATTAAAGAAAATAAGGATACAGGTCATAGGCTTGATTATGATTTTAAAAAGATATTATATGATATAAAAAAAAAAAATGGAATAAAATCATTAGAATATAAGAAAACATTAAAATATGTTAAGTTATATTCAAGTAAAAAATATGAAAATATGCCTAAGTTTGCTAAATATTTGTTGGTGTCTGGGCGGAATCAGTTGTTTGAAAAGATAATTAAAAGATATTATAAAGATTTTTATGAAATAAAAACTAAAAAAAAAAATAATAAAGATAATATAAGATTTCATTATAATGATATTCGTGATGAGTATATTATAACAAAATTAACACATTCCAAACGAAGTGGTAGCTATAATTCGTTAGATAAAAGTTATTATAAGCTATTTAAAAATTATGATGAATTTTATAAATTTCTATTGATTATTTTAACCAGTAAAAAATTAAAAGAAGATTTAATAAAATTTAAACCTGAAATATTTAAATTGATTACTATTAAAATTCCTAACAATTATCAAACAAAAGTTTCTAAACAATTACAAAAGATTCCACTTAAATATAGAACATATATATTAGATTTTTTTAAGAAGAATTATTATGAGTTAATTAAATCAGGTAATAAAAATATAGAATTATTATATTACAATGATTTTATGTTAATATTATTATTAAATGTATCTTTAATGGATACCTATCATTTGGCAAGATTTTTATATTATGATATGAAAACAAAAGATAGTATCTTTATATTTATAAATGGTTGCTCTCATTCATATAATTATAAAATATTTATGGGTAAATATTTAAAATTCAAACAATTATATAATATAGATAAGAAAGAATGTTTTAATAATAATAATATATATAAGAAATATAATTACAAATTTATGAGTAAATGTATTGAAATACCAGATAAAGTATTTAAAAAAGCAAATTTATTAGTATCTAAGTCAATTATAGATTTAACTAAGAAGAAAGTTGATAAAAAAAAAGTTAAAACATTATGGAATACATTATTTGGTAATAAATAGATTTTTTTTTATTTAAAGATATTATATATTATAATTGATATATTATCATTGATATATTATATTTTATAAATTACAAACTATTACTATAAGCTAAAAGTGTAATATGAATAATTATGAAATTATACCACATAATATTAATAATGAAAGACCACATAAACGTTCTCGTATAGATAATAACGAATATATATTACTGGAATTGCAAGAACATTTGTATTTAGATTTAAAAAAAAATAATGATAATGGTTATACAATTCATTTAAATAATCGTAAATGTTTGTCATCTTTTTCTTTATATACAAATAAAATAGACGAAATCCCAAGTGAATTATATTGTCAATTGATAAATACTATTATATATAGTTGTTGTTTTGATAATTATTGGAATATTTATATATCTATACCTCAAAATAGTATTAATAATCCGGTGATATGGTATTTTTCAAACATATTTACTGAAACAAAGTATAAAATAATAGATCATAAATATATTCATATTTCTGGTAATTATATATATATAAATAAACTTTATTTATAATTGATATAACAATTATTTACATTTTATGAAATGCAAATTCGGATTTTCTGAATTTCTGAAAATCCGAATTGCATATTTAAAAAAAATATGTATTATTTGATTTATATTCATAGTTATTTCATAATTGTTTCAAGTTCTGTTTTCAACTTATTTAATTCTTTTTTAGTTGTATCAATATCAATTTTGATAGAATTTGTAGCCCACATAGTTGATAATGTCTTCATATTAACAGTTTGCAGTTTTTCTAAACTTGTAATATATAAATCGAAATTTTTTAAGAAATAATCTTGCATAATTCTTCCAAATGGGTTAATAAATTCGGCTTTTTCTTTTACTTGTGTAATCCATTCAGATAATTGATGAATAGTGCATTTAATATTCATATAAGAAATACCATAATTATAATTAATTTCGTGTTCTGTTCCAATATCTTTTTCATGTCCTGGTTCATTTACCATAGGATGTTCGTCCATAAGAGATTGAATAGTAATAATAACAGTTTGAATACTCATAGCTTTAGTCCAACCTGGTCCAGACCAAGTTCCAAGGATAGATAAACATACTTTGCCATTTTCATATAGATTAGGATGAAATCGGGTATTTTTATAATGTGTCATAAAATGGACATATGGACTTTGTGTTGGGTAATTATGTGGGATATACATATTAAAAATGAAGAATCCATTTTCATATGGTGTATCTTTATTTCCAATAATCATAAATGAAAGTTTAGTCATATCAACTTCTTGATATATAAATATATCATCATGTAATGATAAATTATAGATATTAGGCATATTTTCTATAGGTTTAAAATTCTTTTTAGTTTCATTATTAATTCGTTTTAATCCCATAGGGTCTAATTGGCCTGTATATTCAGTTTTGTTTACATAAGTATTATAAGATTTATAAGGGAACATATTGAATTGTTCTCTTATATGGAAATAATAACAGTATCTATATTAAATAAATAAATATTCATTTTTTTTTACATTTTATATAATATTATCTTTTATAAAAAATGCCTGTTCACAAGCCTTATATAAATTTATATATATAAAAAAATGCTTATTTGTATGTATTACACAAATACCGTTGCCATTTTGGCATTTTTGATATTTTAAACTGTTTGATTATGAGCGAGATTATCGCAAAAGATAATACACCATCATATTATGATATTCCGAGTGAATCTACAAATAATAAAATTATTAATATATTAAACCAAGAATTTCTTACTGTTAAACTTATTGGTAAACAGGAAGATACTATATTAATTCAGGTTACTATTATAAATATTGATAATGAAAGAATTGTATATGATTTATATCTTCTGCCATCAAAATATATTGTCTGGTATTGCATATCTACTAAAATGATTTTTCCAGTTCAATTTAGAAATATTGTATTGGAAAAAATATCAGTCAAATTAGAAGAATTATTCGCTGACTCATCAGCAACATTTTCATGTGAGTATTTACCATTAAATGAAACATAGATATATATAGAATATTATATAAATAAAAAAAATATTTTTTTTTTTATTAAATATTTATATTTTTACTTTATATTTGTAATTCTTATATAATATTTAATCTCTTCATCCGGAGCACATTAAGCATCCTTCATCTTCTTCACCAAATAAAGCGGTTTGTGCTAATTTTTTAGCAATTTCTTTTCTTTGCATAAATGGTAACATATCATATTCTTGTTTAGTTAATCCAAATTCTGTAAATAATCTGCTAAATTCTTGTTGTTCTTTTTTTTCTTCTTCTTTACGTTGTATTGTCTTTTTATCTTGATTAACTTCTTTTTCATTCTTATTGCCAATAATATTATTCTTTTCTAATGTAGGGTCAATAGTGAATTGTTGAGTTTTTGATTTAGGTTTTGACCGCAAGTAATAAGAACCAGTTTTTAATCCTAATTTCCATCCTAAGAATAAAGCTGATGTTATTTTTGCATATGTTGGTTCTGCAAACCATAAATTAAATGATTGTGATTGGTCTATAAATACTCCTCTATCAGCAGACATTTCAATTAATGATTTTTGAGGAATTTCCCAAATAGTTCTATAAGTGTGTCTAATTTCTAAAGGTATTTCATTAATATGCTGAATTGAACCGTCTGCAATAATAATTTTATTTTTCATTTCTTCATTCCATAGATTTAGTTCAATTAATTTTTTACATAGATATTTGTTGATTACTACAAATTCACCAGCTAATGTTTTGCGTTTATATAACATTGATGTAACTGGTTCAAATGATTCAGTAAATCCACAAATTTGACTTGTTGATGCTGTTGGCATTAATGCTGTTAATAGTGAATTTCTAATACCAGTAGTTTTAATTGTTTCTTTTAAATTAGACCAGTTATACCTACTATTATCAAGTTCATATTTCCACATATCAAATTGTAATATTCCCTTACTAAATGGACTATTTTCATAGCGCGGATATGAACCATTAGTTTTAGCTATTTCAGCTGATTCACTAATAGCATAATAGTAAATAGTTTCAAATATTTTTTTATTAAGTTCTCTTGCGTGATTACAATCAAATGGTATATCTAACATCATAAATACATCAGCTAATCCTTGGACTCCTATTCCCATAGGTCGTTGTTGTTGGTTTGCATATTCGCATTCAGGTGTTGGATTGAAGTTATTATCAATAATTTTATTAATATTTCTTACAATAATTCTAACCATTGAACCTAATAATTCATAATCATATATTTTATTACCATTTGAGTCATACTTAATATACTTTGGTAAACATATGCTGGCTAAATTACATACTGCAGTTTGGTCTTTATCAGTAAACTGAGTAATTTCTGCACAATTTCCTGTTAATATTCCATTAAATACTACTTTATGTTCTTTTGGTTCATTTACACAATATGTATCTGATAATTCTTCTATTTTGTCAATATTTTTTACATAAACTCTTAATAAATCATTATCAGTATTTGATATTAACCCGTGTTGTGCGAATATATCGTCAAATTGAACTGTTGGATATGTGTATTTAATTAATTTCATACCTTTTTTTAATTCATATGCTTGGTATTCTTTAATTTCACCATTATGTGTTTCAATATAGAACTTATGATAATAAGTACATTTAATTGATGATTCATTATTAAAAGTAATTTTTAATAATTTTTGATTTTCTCCTGTTTTCTTAACTTCAACATCCGACCATTCTTTACCATTCCAAACATTAACATTAGTATCTTGTAATGTTCCAATAGGTAAATGTCCTTTATCAGTTAAAATTAATGTATCTGGATGAACACATAAATTTGATGATTTAGTTGTTCCAAAGTTTTTATGATTAGTTTTATTATTAACATTATCTTTAAATAATATATATGGTGTTCCAGTTTCAATCTGGCTATCCATAATTTTAAACCATAGTTCTCTTGCTTGAATTTGTTTTGTATAGCGTTTTTCATCTTCATATTTAAGATATAATTTTTCATATTCTTCTCCATATACTTCATATAAACCAGGACAAATATCGGGGTCCATTAATGACCAAATTCCGTCTTCTTCAACTCTCTTCATAAATAAATTAGAAACCCAAAGTGCATAAAATAAATCGCGTGCTCTTTCATCTTCTGCTCCATGATTTTTTTTTGCATCTAAGAAATCAAAGATGTCGGGATGATGTGTTTCTAAATAACAAGCAAATGATCCATTTCTTTTACCAGAATTATGAACTAATCCGAATGAACCAACAACATAGTTATGGTTATCCATAATATTTAAATCATATACTTGACCTTCATAATGGATTGTTTGAATTGATTCAATAGCAGCCCATACTTGATTTTTAAATATAAAATATTGGTTATTATGAGCGTGTTTAAGAATATATTTGCCATTAGTATATGTTCCAGTTGTAATAATACCATTAATATACATAATATATTTATACATTTGAGCTTCTTCATAGTCATCGGTAATAAACATATCATTCATTTCAGGATATTTCTTCATAAAATTAATTAAATAATCTCTACTTATATTATCTGGGTGTTTTAGTGGATATACAACTAAATCATTAATTTGTAACTCGGAAGCAGAAATAAATTTAGCTTGGATAACTCCACCTAATTTATTTCTATTATCATTAATTTCATCTAAACTTATATTTTTAACAACATATAATTGGTGTTCATTTGTAACTTTAATAGTTTCAAACCCGAGTGTTGTTTTAATTTCGAGAATATCTTTATCAACATTATTAACAATTTTATCAAGAACAGTTTTATAAGTTCCGTCATTTGTAATAACTGAATCATTTCCTACTACTATATCTTTAATTTGTTTTATTCCATTATTAGTATATATAATAGTTTCTGGAACAAAACATTGATTAATATATTTAGCAGTTGCATTATAAGTTTTTAACAATGGCAATACTCCGTCAGAACGACCATTTGTTCCTCTGATAAGTTGATTTTTGCTTCTAATTTTATGCAATGCCAAACCAATACCGCCAGCGTGTTTAGAAATATGAGCACAATCGCTAAGTGTTTTAAAAATTCCAGTAACTGAATCATCTGTCATATCAAGTAGATAACATGACGATTGTTGATTACGGTAAGTTCCAGAATTAAAAAGCGTTGGTGTGGCGTGAGTATAATATTGCTTAGACATAGTATTATATGTTTCTAAAGCTGATGGTAAATCAATAATATTAGTTTTAATATCCATATGAATTCCTAAAGATAGACGCATATACATATGTTGTGGGCGTTCGATTACTTTACTATTAATTTTAATTAGATATGATCGCTCAAGCGTTTTATATCCAAAAAAGTCAAAATTATAGTCTCTTTGGTAGTCAATAGTTTTATTAATAATTTCATGATTTTGTTGAACACAATCATATAAAATTTTATGAACTAAAGGATTATTTTCATTATGAATATCTGTATTATGATATAATTCATCGATAATTTCTCTAAAATCATTAGTTGTTAGTTTATGATTATTAGAAATAACTAATCGTGAAGCTAATATATTATAATCAGGGTGTTTTGTAATAAGTGAAGAACATAAGTTAGAAGCAATTTCGTCCAATTCTGCAGTTGTTACACCGTCATAAATACGGCTACAAACAGCTTGAGTAATTTCGAATGCGTTTACTTGTAATCCAGTGGAAAGTTTTTTGATTCGAGTAAAAACCTTATCAAAAGATACTTCTTGCTTTTGTCCGTTACGTTTAATAACAAATGCCATAGAATTTGAGTCCATAATAAAAATAATATTAATCTATATATATATATTATAAATGGTAATTTTTATATTAAAAAAAAAATTCATTTTTTTTATAGTTTTTATTAATTGATATATATTTAAATAATTAAATAGGTAAATAATTGATAAGGCTAAAAAAATATATTACATAAGAATAGTTTAAGGCCGCGACTAATAAAGCATTCTATAATTAAAAATAAAAGCAATTTAATTGATAAATAAGAACCGCGCATTTTAAAAATGGAAAAGGTGTAACGGAAAAGATGTAATACTTATTATTCTCCTGTAATTTTCGTATTATATTTTGCGGATACTACATTTTCTGCAGCTATAATTGCATCATATGATACTTGAACATCTGCAGCAAATGAATTAGTTTGTGCGACTTTATAAAGAACTTTTGCTTCATCTACTAATGATAAAAAGCGAATATACATATTATTTATCTTAGAAAGTGTTTTAATATAATCTTTATTTGGGAGAGTAATATCATTAATTGATAATACTGCATTTGGTTGTGAATTATCAGTAGTAATGGCACTACCAGTAGCCGGATTAGCTGTATGGTCATATTGATTAACTCCATAATATGTTCCAGTCTCCAAATTTGCCGATGTCAGAGCTGATGTTATATGGGACACATTTGTTTTTTTAGTAGTATCATTATTTATAGAAGTAGCAGTAATTGCATCAAGAGATACAATTAAACTAGCTTTTAAATCAGAAACCTCAGTATTTATTTGTGCCATTTTTGCTTTAATATGTTCTTTAGAATTATTTTCAACTTCTTCTACTGCAGTTACACGTGTGGTAACTGCTGGTATAGTAGTATTTTCAATAGTTTTTACATTTTCTTGCAATTCAATAATATCAGTATTATTTAAGTATAAGAATACTGCAACAGTCATAATAGCGATGAAGTTAAATAAAACTAAAATCAATAATAAAGCTTCCATTTTTTAATTATTAAGTATATAATTTAATTATTAATTATAATATATATATTTTTTTTATTATTTATTAATTATAATATATATTTTTAATTATTATTTATCTCAAAATAATTATTATTAATTATTACTTATAGAACAAGAATATAAATCTATAGTTTGATTACCACTGATATCTGTTAAAATATTCTTTCCAGTGTCTGTTCCTGTGCCTACTGCTATAGTTTTAATTTTATTTGTCAAATTAACTTTAAGAACCGAATTATCTATATCAATAGTATCATTATTTGTAGATTTTATATAATATGACGGGTCTGTATCTGTATTCATTATAAAAATTGGAGCATGAAAGTTTATTGATTGTTCATGTATTAATTCACCATTATTGTTTAATATTTTATATTCAACAATCCAAGGTGTATGATTATCGCTTGGTTTATTGTCTGCGATATATGTATCAGTTGAAAGGTCTATTTTATATGGCGAATTAATAAGTGTTTTTTCGGTGGATATATTATAAGCGACTTTAAGTTTAATATAATTGTCACTATATTTAGTGGATGCTTGTTCTAATTCATCATATATTATTTTACTCATATTATTAGGAGTTTCTTCCGTCTGATTTCTCGAATATAATATTTGTAATCCGGTTTGTTCATTTGCATTATTATTAAATCCAATAACTAATCTATATATATTATGACTATTTGCTATATTATTTATTTCAAGCAATTGTGTCAAATGATTCATAGTTGTATCAAAATTATTGATTTTATATATACCTTCAAATGTAAATGGATTACCTATAAATTGATGAACATTTCGTAAATTAATATCATAAGAGCTTCCATATGGAAATTGTAAAAATGGGAGTAATGTATTAACATTACCATTATTAGTTATATGTGGATTATTTGGGTCTCGTAATGATAATATCATACCAGATGATACAAAATGTTCAACTGATACATAATTATTGGTTAAATAAATTTTATTAATAAAATATAATGAAAGAGCTATAATAATTAATATTACAAGAATATTTAATGATAGATATGTTATAAATCCGTTCATATTAATCATTATTTTTATAATAAAGAATATATTATTACTAATATGTAATATAAAAATTAATCAAAAAAAAAATATTATATAATGTTATTTATATAAACATAATTATATTATTACATATTAATTAGTATAATAAAAAAAAAATAATTGTTTATAATCTATAATTTATAATCTATAATTTATAATCTATAATTTATAATCTATAATTTATAATTGTATATTTTTAAATCATGCCATCGTCAAGTAGTAAAAATTATAGTGTCAATTTAAAAAAATTTGATATGAGAAAAATAACTGATGATAAAGTTGTTGTTTTAATAGGTAAACGCAATACAGGCAAATCATTTCTTGTTAGAGATATATTATATCATAATAGAAATATTCCAATTGGGACAGTTATATCTCCTACGGAAATGGCCAATCAGTTTTATTCAGAAATGCTTCCGCGTAAATTTATACATAATACTTATAATCCATCCATAACTTCTAATATTATCAAGCGTCAAAAGAAATTAGTTAAACAAATAACAAAAGATAAAGCTCAATATGGTCGTTCAATGATTGATCCCCGATTATTTTTTATAATGGATGATTGTTTATATGACCAAAGTTGGTCTAAAGATGAAAATATTCGTTGTATGTTTATGAATGGTCGTCATTTTAAATTATTTTATATATTGACTATGCAAACACCTCTTGGTATTCCGCCAAGTTTACGTTCAAATATTGATTATATATTTATTTTAAGAGAGAATATTACATCTAATAGAAAAAAGATACATGAACATTATGCGGGTATATTTCCATCATATGATTTATTTTCGCAAGTATTAGAACAATGCACAAATAATTACGAATGTTTAGTAATAGATAATACTGCAAAATCGAATAATATAAATGATGTAGTATTTTGGTATAAAGCATCTCCGCGGCCAAACTTTAAAATAGGTAGTCAATTATTTTGGGAACAACAACAACGGGAAGCTGATTCAAGTGATGATGACGGTAATAATATTGATAATATGCAAAGACATAAAGTTCATGTAAATGTAGTAAAGAATTATTAAACAAAAATTCGGATTTTCAGAAATTCAGAAAATCCGAAATTCTATAAAATTATATAATAAATATAACTTCTATTCTTTTATCTTATTTTTTATTTAAAGCTACTATAAATATAGTATAATATAGTATAAATATAATATAATAATAGTTTAAATAATATTTAATAAATTTCGGATTTTCAGAAATTCAGAAAATCCGAAAATGAATAATTCTTTAAAATATGAACAAGATGCTGAATTTTATCAAGCACAATTATTAGATGGTATAAATGAATTTAAAAAAGATTTAGATGAAAAAAATAAAATACAAAAAGAATTAATTGATTTAATTGAAATAAGCACTGATTTATCTGAAAATATTAAAAATCAAAATAAATATAATAATCCTCGATTAAATATTAAATATGATAATGAAATAGTAAAATTATCTAATTTACAAAAACAATTAAATAATATAAATATTGAAATTAATAAAATTCAAGATAAGATTAAAACTAACGAAAATTTATTAGAGAATATATTAGATTAGCAACAATATTTTCTGTCATTCATATTTATTTTTTTATATTTCCATTGATACATATATTCTTTAAGTAATATTTCTTTTTATAGCATCATACATTACTATTTTATATATATATAAAAAAATGCCTATATATAATAATAATTATAATTACCGTATATATTATGTTAAAAGTTCAACGATTATTAAATATGTCTTCTCCTCGTGTTAATCCAATTAATTTAGCATCAATACCATCATATAATCATCAATATATTGAATTAATTCATAAAATGGGAAATTTAGCGTGTATAAAAGGAGATAATTCAAAGAAAATTATTACATTATGTGGTTCAACTAAATTTAAAGATACATTTTATAATGTGAATGAATATTTAACATTATATAATAAGATTATTTTAATGCCTGGAGTATATTGTCATGCAGATAATAGACCAATTACAGAAGAACAAAAGATTTTATTAGATAAATTGCATAAAGAAAAAATAGCTTTATCAGATGCAATTATTGTTATAAATGAAAATAATTATATTGGTTCATCTACAAATAGTGAAATTTTATATGCAGAACAATTAAATAAAGATGTAATTTATTTATTTTAAACTATATAAAATAATATAAATATTGAAAAAAAATTTTTTTTGTAAATTGTCAAATCATTTAATAAGCGGTAATTGATGCCGTTTTATGATTTATTATATAATATGTTTTTTGTTGAATATGCGGTTTTATCAGATGATAAAACATAAATTTTATAAGTTTGAAATCGTGAAAGAGTATCATATATAAAATAGTGGTAATATAAGTATAATAAATTTTTGGCGGTTCTTTATATTCTGCAATATCAGTAATAGTTTCATCTTGTAGTTCCAACAAAGGCAACATGATGTTAATTTCAATAGGAATACATATTATATATATATAACATACTATACAATATTGTCCGTGTTTCAAATGATAGACTTTAATAAGGAAAAAGGCTATGAATAGCCTACCAAATTGATTGTTGTTATTGCAGTGTCTGCTGCGATTATAGTGATTGCTGTGATTGTTGTAATTCATCTTGTACCAAAATGGCAACGGTATTTAATATGAACATTATAATTAGCATTTTTTTTAAGATATTTTAAACAGATAAATTTATCCAATCTGTATCAATATTATTCATATTTGTAGGATATTGTGTATTTTTTTTATTACTGTGTGATTGTATTTTATTATTTTTACTTTTATAATTTGAATTATCACCAAATATGAACTTAATAAATTCTATTATATCTTTGCAACATATATTCACAATCGTCATTGATAATATAAGTTATATTATTATTATAATTATATATAAAAAGATAAGATTTATTTATAAAAAAAGATAAGATTTATTTATATAAAAAAGCTAAGATTTATTTATATAAAAAAGATAAGATTTATTTATATAAAAAATTATATTAAGACTTCTTCAGATTTTAAATTATTTAGAAATAATTCGTTTGGTAAAAGTTTGCAATTATATTTCTTTTTTACAAGTATATTTTTGGTATATTTTTTATATTTGCTTTTTGATAGTTCTGATTTAAATTCTATAATTTTTGCAAATTCTTCATTATTAATAGGTATAGTAATAGACATATCAATATTATATTTGTCTTTATCAGTTTTATTTTGTAAATTAATTTTATTATTCATATATTTAATTTTATAATAATTATTAATATAATTGATAATATATGATTTAATTTCTTTATTTAAATTTTCCATATTTATAAAGATGCCATTTTGATTTTGTGTATATGGTATATTATAATTTTTCAAAATATTAAAAATAATATTATGACATTCATTATTTGAATCTTGATTAATAAAATCTAATAAATTATTTGAATTTATCATTTAATTCTAAAAAAATATATAATATATATATGTTATAAGCTATATTATATAATTATATATGATTTGATTTTATATAGTTATTAAATAATTAATTTATTATTATTTTTTTGCTTTTTTAATGACTTTAACAGGTTCTTCTTCAATGGAACTATCAGAAATATCAGAATCTTCATCATCTTCATTGTCGTCGTCATCATCATCAACTTCATTATTATCTGAATCTGATTTGTCATCATCACTATCATTATCTGAATTTGATGATTGATTATTATTATTATCACTTTCATCATCACTTTCATCAGTTTCCTCTTCAGAGCTTTCATTATTGCTGTCATCATCGTCTTTTTCAGAATTACTAATAATAGCATCTTCATTTTGTGAATCTTCTACAAGATTGTTATTATCTTCTTCATTTATATCATTTTGAGTATTTAAGAATATCATTTCACTATTAGAATCCATTTTTTTAATAATTTTGCCTAAAGCTGATATTTTAACATCTCCAATTGAATATTTATTACCAATAATTTCAATTTGAACTTTATCATTGATATTAACTGAACTTAAATTGATTAATGAACCAATTTTTTCACTTGTTGATAATGGGATAATGACTTCAACAATCGTTAATTGTTCATTTATAGATTCTTCAAAATAAGTAAAATTACATAATAAAGCAAAATCATTTTTATTGACAATAGTTCCAATAAGATTAAGTGAATTTGGTAATTTGCAAATTAAAGCTGAAAACTTAATTTCATAAACTATAAATCCTTGAAATGAGAATGTTTCAATTTGTCCTGCAATTAATTCTAATATTTTAATACTATTTTTTTTAATTAATCCATGTTTATGACATTTACCTGAAAACTTATTATTTAATTTATCAAGTAATAATGTTTCAATATTGTTACTTAATTGATTGGGTTTTATTTTTATTTTATCATATAATATAATTGGTAAAAATATATTAAAAGTGCTCATTTTATATATAAGTTATATAAAATAATAAAAATGGTATTTATTATTAATAATATATATATTCATTTTTTTTTTATATCTAAACTTTTATGTAAAAAAGTTTTGTCAAAAAATATAGATGTTACTAACCGCGAAATATCTTTTATTATAAGCTAATAATAAAAATAAAGTATTATTACTCCTGACTAAATAATATCAATATATTTTCTGTTATATAATATGATTATCTTCGTGTTCTTCATCATCTTTTACATCAGATTGTAAATATTTATATGTTGCAATATAATCTTTAATAAAATTGCTTTCATTAACAATATTAGATGGTTGGTTATTATATAGTTTATGGGCTTCTTTAAAGATATTTAATGCAGTTTCATGTTTATTTAGTTTATTATGTAAAATAGCAAATAAATATAGATTATCGGGGTTATTATGTTGTTTAAGTGTTTCATATAATGTATTAAATTCTTTTTCATATTTTGCGTCATCTTTATTAAATTCATCTTTAGGAATATTTAAAATATCAACCATTTTCATAAATGGTTCTGAATAAATATGAGCGTTATTAATATTAATTGAACTTGGTAATAGTCCTATTTTAGTTGCTTCAATAAAGACATTTGGAGTTATATAGTAATTTTTAAGTTGTAATTTATGCATTAAATAACTTAATTGAATATTATATATATAATGAATAGGATATATTTCTTTTAGTAATTTATCTACACATTGAGGACTAATAAAATAACTATCACATGATGGTATAATCGGAAGATATGATGCTATAAATTTATATTCAATATTATCTATTTTTTTATCTGCATTTTTATTAATTTTTTCATTATCTATTACAATTGGTAAGCCTGTAAATAATAAATCATATTCAAATTCTTCTTTAGCTAAATGATTTAATACATTTTTAAAATTTTGTTCAATAGTATTTAAACAAACAATATCATCTTCTAAAATTAAATAAAGATGTTTAATATTATCTTTATTATGAGATTTAATATGTGTTTGAATTAGTTCTAAAGCATAAATATGATTAGATATATTAGAAATATGATTAATATGTAAATTTTGTAGTAAATCATCAAAATTTTTATTTCCAACTGATTCAAGTTTTATTTTGTCTTTAAATTCATCAATTTTAGAAGGTAATTCACTAAATAGATATTTTTCAACATATGTATGATTGAGTGTTATAGAATTGTCAGAAGTTAATTTTTGAAGAGCTTTAATATTTTCTTCAACTATGTCTTTTCTTTTAGTAAAATCGCTTCTATGTATAATATAAAGATTTAGACATATATTATTTTCGGTTTGTTCTGTAATTTGGACCATATTTATTTTTTTGTAGATATAAATATAATAATTAATTTAAGTATATATATAATATAAACTTTTATATATATATAAAAAAAATGCCTTATATTATATTAATAGATTAATACTATTTTAATATATAATCGTTAATCTTTAATCTTAAATATTAAATATTAAATAATGGCGACTCATAATGTATCAAAAATTGTGGATAGTAAATTATCTTCTAAAGAAGCAATACATAGTGGTAGAAATTTATCTCAGTCATTTATAACGATATATGAAAAAACAAATATTAAAGGTCTTAGATTACAGCAATTATATAACAATAGTCCTACAACATTAACAGATGAAGAATTAAAAGATTGTAAGACTATAGAGGATATATTAGATAAAGAATATAAATTGAAAAAGATACCATTTAAAATTTGCCGAACATTAGCTAATAATAGGTATGAATATGTAAGTTTAGACGATTTGGAAGATTATCTTGAATAATTAAGATATAATATTAACTAATTTGAAATTTTATTTTTTCTTTACTATTATAATAATGAAATAATAAATAATAAAATAATAAAATAATGCATAATACAAATACAAGAACTAAAGCACAAATTAATAATTTAATTGGTAGAAATCAATTAAATAATATTAAAAATGTTAAATCTAAGAGTCCATTATTAAATTTAGGTCAATATAAGAGGACATATTGGTGTGTTGAAAATTTATTTGAATTAATGCAAGGTCATCGTCAAATTAAATTTGCATGGCAAGAATTTGGTGTAAATGCGGAGACGGTTAGTAGTAATTTGGCATTATTACAAAATTCAACATTTGTTCATCCAAATGCATATAATATGGCGAATGGTTTGGCGGCAACAAATTATTATGTAATTAAGATAAATAAGATAACAATACATTTATATTTTACACATTCATTAGATAAAGATAAATTAGATAGAGAAATTAAAAAGTTAATATTAGCTTTAAAGAAGTTTTTTATGATGAATTCGTATTTATTATCAAAAGATAAAACTTTATATATATCTTTTTTTGATTTATCATTAAAATTATCATTATCAGGAGATTTAACTCCAAATAATTTAAATTCTGGATATACATTTGTTTATGATAATGATAAAATAAATAGAATAGTTATATATAGAAAAGATAAAAGATTAAAAGTGTTATTACACGAATTATGTCATGCATTTGATTTACAATTATTTTCACAACAATTTATAGATGAATTAGAATTATTTATTAATCAAAATTTTAGTGTGTTAACTGTTAATAATCAAATTGATAGAATATTGATAAAAGAAACAATAGCTGAATTTCTTGGTGTATATTTTAAAGTATTAATTGAGAATAATGCGAGATCGCCTTCAGTTATACATAAAGAATTAAATAATGAATTTAAGAGTTATATAAAGATGTCAAATACGATATTAAAAACACATAAAGTTGGTTCATTAATGGAACTATATAAACGGAGTCCGCAATATAATCCGTCGATTTATTTAACACAAAAGACGAATGCGTTTTCTTATTATATATTGACAGCTCTATTTTTGAAGAATTATCAGTATATATTATATAATGAGAAACATGATATGGGAGTATTAATAAAATTGATGTTTGGTATATAAAAAGTGAGTGTGCTATCATTCATGTTTGACAAAAATACCTTGTGTCATACGCTGAAGTTTTGTTATTATTATTATTTAAGTATAAAATGAAAATTCGGATTTTCTGAATTTCTGAAAATCCGAATTTTGATATATTTATAAAAAATATTTTTTTTTTACACCTTTTCCAATTTTAAATGCCGACTTTTATTTTTATATATAAAAATAAATTATCATTTATTATTATATAAAAATAAATTCTTATATAATAATATGTAACTAAATAATATTTTTTATCA